CACGTCCCGCGAACATGTAACCGACGGTTACACGTTGCCGGCCACCCACTTCGCCACGCCACCCGTCAGCGCAAACTTCCCAGTCTGCAAAAAGACATAGGCCTGCCCGCTGCCGGGCACCTGCGCGTATGCCATCACGCGGCTGCCGCTGACTTCGTTCACTGTCACCAGGCATCCGCCGAACATCTCAACGTCTGGGTCGATCTGAACGATGTCGCCGGCTTGCAATTCCATCTCACAGCTCCTGAGCGTATGGCTGGAGCGTCTGAAGGCAGATCATGAAAGCCTCAGGTAGGTCGTGCTGGTCTTTCTGAACCGCTCAAGATTCACCCCTGACAATTGCGGAACCTTGGAGTAGTCCACCGCTCCCACGCGAGTGATCCACTGAGCCCTCAGAGAGCCCTGAGGCGTTTCAAATGTTGAGACGTGTGTCGTGGGGAGGGAGGCCCGCAAGGACTTCTCTAAGGCCTCCTCACGGGCCTGTAGGGCTGTCAGTTGAGAGCGGATGGAGATCAGCTCCTCCGCAACAGAGAGTGTCTTGGAATCGGTTACGGGAACCTCGTCGTCTCCCATCGGATGAGGGAGTTCAAGGTTGTCCACTGATGCCCTGAAAGCCTTCCATGCGGATTCGACTAGCGCCCAAGTTTCGGCAAGCTCATCCCGTGTCAGAGTGCAGACCATGCCGTAATCAGCTTCGGGGTCGTAAACCCAGAAATGAGCGGTATCGACATCGGAGCAGTACGCCTGGTGCGCGAGTTGCGCCATGTAGTGCGCCGGCACTCCTTCACCGGACGCCACATGTTTCCAAAGATCTGAATGCTGACCCTTTGCAGGAATCTTGATCTCCAGCAGAGCCTTTTTACATGGAGACACGCCATCAAGGCTCGCCGAGTATTCGCCCCTGACAAATACGGCAGGCTCAAAGTCGATTCCCAGCGAGTCGCTTGCGTTCTTCCGCGCCATCTCCTCGAACTGCGTCCCCCGATTCATTGCGGGCGTCACCTGAACGGTCTTCAGGCCGAGCTTCACCTCCGCCAGTTGCCGAGGGGTCTTCGGGAACCAAGGATTGATCCCCAAGACAGCAGCCGCCTCAGAAGCGTTGTTGAATTGACGGCGATGGTCGTGCCAGGCATCCGTGCCTTGTTCAAGCTCTACTCTGGTGATGGCGTTCATGCTGCCACCGCCTTGCGTTCAGCCGCAGTGATTGCTGCGCGAGCGGCCTCCAGCTTGCTAGCGGGAAGTTTTTCAATGGCAGAGACGCCCATGAACTTGGCGAAGTCACCGGGTTTCTTTCCAAGGACCAGAAGGCGCTCAACCAATTCGCCGATGTCTTTCGAGTCAGCAAGTTCGGGAGTCTGCTGAACAGCGGCATTGCCGTCGTCGTCCTCGTCTGACGGAAGTGACAAGGCGACCGCAAGCGATCCCCTGCGGCCATAGGTGGTGGCCGACATCGCTCCGTGGGCGTCGCCCTTTCCAATGGGGATGACAGGCCCTGCCGTTTCAATCCACTGCCCACTGGAGTGAACGAGGCGGGTGAACACCTGAACCGTATCGGGCGTGGTCTCGCACGACTGGATGAAGGCAATGCCGTTTTTGGTCAGCGGTCCGCGAACGGCAGCGGTTACTGCAGAAAGGGATGCGTAGCTGGACCGGTAGTGCGGGTTCTTTGAGTCAAAGACAGCTACTGTCATCTCGCTCTGTGCTTTTGACAGAGCTGCCGCAATGTCATTGATCGTGTCACTGGTTTTCATCGGTATCTCCGTTAACCCATGTCTTCTGAAAGTTCGGAAGGCGTCGTGTCAGGCGTCTCCCAGTTGTCGATGTCGTCTTCGATCTGAAACGCGATGCGCTGCTTCATGAAGAAGTCCAGCTCGATGTTGACCTTCTCTCCTCTGTCATCACCCACAACCACGGTGTGGACCGTGACTGACGCGGGGTACGAAAAGGCGTGGCGTCTTGTGTAAGTGACGATTCCTGGCCGTTCGCCAAACACGCCGCAATCCAAGAGGAGTGTGGTCATCCAGCGACCTCTCTCAATCTCGACATGATCAAGGCGCATCACACACCGACCAGCAGGCGCAGCAGGCCTGCAAAAAACGCCATGACGACGGCGGTGCTGATGCCGACCGCGATGATGCCGATGGCTACGCCAGCTGCGCGCTGAAGCTGCGCGTTGTCAGCCCACGGCGCGAACTGGATGCCGGCCTCCGCTTGTGTGCGATAAAACTCTCTTTCGATGGTGCTCATGCGTCCTCCCGTGCTAGGCGCAAGATGGCCTGTAGTGCTTCGTTGATGCCAATCACCGTTTGCCGAAGACCGACAAGCCGGTCCGTCAGCTGCTCAATGCGCTGCTGTTCGTCTTCCGGCAGCGGTAACCGAGTTGCTGCCACTGACGACTCCAGCCGGCTGCTGATGGCGCCGATGAACTCCAGCGCGATCTGTTCTGCTTCTGCGTCTTGAAAGTGCATGTCAGCCCTCCATCTGCGTGTAGATGTGGTCTTTGGCCTGCTCCTCGATGTGATCTGAGATCTCGTTGGCAAGGGCGAGGGCAAACCGCTCGGCGTCGGTTTTGGGATGGGCGTTCAGGATGGTTCGCGAGACGAACTCAGAAAGCGCAACGATGGTCGGCAACCTGAACGGGTAGCCCAGCTCATCGCAGGCAATGGCAAGAAGGTCTGGGTTGGCCCAGATCTCTTCAACGCGGTCTGAGATGGCAGCGGCGATGCCGTCTTCACGATAGGTGTCTGGGGGTTCGGGGTTGTACCGGTAGCCGATGGCGTTGAAGTTCATCTCTTTCATGACAGGGCTCCCTGTTGGCATGGAGAGAAAGTAGCACCATGCTATCTCTTTGACAATAGCACTGTGCAACTATTTTTTTTGGTGCGCGATTGAGTTAGCAGAGAATCTGGCGTTAGCCTGTAGATGCGTACAGTGTTGAGGCGTTTGCCATGGAAGAAAAAGAACAGCTGCTGCTCGCGGCATTCCGCGAAATGGATTCAGCCCAGCGGGCAGTGATCTACGAGGTGGTCAAGGCGCTTTACTGGCGGGAGCGCTCGAGCTTGCGGATTTCGGCGCATACAGAGAGCGTGTACTCCTGTCCGCTGTCCGAGATAGAGCGGAACGCATCAAGCAATTCCCGCTCTCGCGGGGATAGGTCTGCAGTATCCAGCCAGCCAGGGAACTTGCCCATTCCTTCTTCCAGCTGACGAGCGATCTCGTCGCCGATCCCTCTGGGCTTGCCGGAAGGTGTCTTCGCTCGGTTTTTGACCTGCGAAATGTACGCAGCTGCCACTCCTGTCCGGTCGGACAGTTTCTTCGCCGAGCCTGCCTCCTCAATTAAGGCAAGGAGGTTTCGGTGACGAATATCGGCGATGGCATCCATGCGCCGGATTAAACCACGGGTTAGCCTCATGCTACATAGACACTGTGCTATCTGAGGAAGTTCCACACATATCATCTTGCGTGAGATAGCACTATGCGATACTTTACGTATCACACAAGCTGGGCGATTGTGGTATGGATATAAAAACCTTTCTCAGAACAACGGCATCCGAAGAGCGTGATCAGGTAGCACAGGAGGCTGGAACCTCGGTGGCTTATCTGCGTCAGCTTGCAGGCCGCCATCGCAACTGCAGCAAGGTTCTGGCGGAGAGGCTGGAGAGAGCCAGCAAGGGCCGCATCAACGCCCAGGCGGCGATGTTTCCCGAGCGGTTTGAATTCAAAGAGCCCGCCTAATGTCTGCCTACAACATCAAATGGATTTGGGACCAACAGATAACCGCTGTCCAGAAGTTGGTTTTGTTTGCTGTCAACGAACACTGCAACCCAGCTCATGGGGACTGGCGGTGTTTTCCCTCTCAAAAGACCCTTTCAAAGCTGACGGGCCTGTCAGATCGGGCAATCAGGTCAAACATGGTTGAGCTGCAGAAGCTCAAGCTGATCACCGTGGCGCATCAGCACGATGGGACAGGTAGCCAGAAGGTCAACATGTACTGGCTGAACGCCCCATTTATTGGGGTCGAGCAGGGCTTTGAGAGCAGCGCAGATCAGGGCGACACCCCCCGGAAGGAGATTCCTCCCCCCCCGGAAGGAGATTCCGGGGCCCCCGGAAGGAGGTTCCTACAGAACCCCTTAATAGAACCTCTTAAGAAAAAACACTTGGGTGAACCCGAGTTTGACCAGTTCTGGCTGGCCTATCCCAGGAAGGTCAAGAAGCCGGAAGCGCTGAAGGCGTGGAAGTCGACAGCGAAGGACAGGCCACCCTTGCCTGAACTTCTGGACCACCTGTCCAACCGGGCTTGGCCTAGTGACCCGAAGTTCATACCGCACCCCTCGACCTTCCTCCGTGGACATCAATGGGCTGATGACCTGATTACCGACTTAAAGCCAAGGGCCGCCGCCGGGGCCTGGCGATGAGAATCGACCCTGCCGCCCTGACTGCCCACATGGAGCGTCTGAGTGAAGACGAGGCCCAGTTTGTCATCGGGATGGATGACATCGCCCTTCGGTTCGCCAAGCACATTGCCCAAAGGGGCTCGATGTCCGGCCCCTCACTTCCTTGGACGAAGACCCACGACACGATCCGTTTCAATCCCGGCGCTTTGAGCATCTGGGCTGGGATCAACGGCCACGGGAAGAGCTTGGTTCTTGGACAAGCCGCGCTGTGGTGGATAGGGCAGCGCCAGACGGTCGTCATCGCCTCCCTCGAGATGAAGCCCGAGGAGACCCTCTACCGCATGGCTCGGCAGATGCTGGGGAGGAATGTCGAGCTGGAGGAGTTTGAGACGGTCATCAACGCCCTCAGGGACTTCCTGTTCATCTACGACCAAAACGACTCGGTAGCAGCGGACCGCATTCTGGCTCTCGTTCATTACGCCGCGACCGAGTTGAAGGCAGATCACATCCTGATCGACTCAGTGACCAAGTGCGGCCTTGGACGTGATGACTACACCGAACAGGCCCGGTTTGTGGATCGCCTCCAGTGGGCAGCCAAGAGGCACAACGTCCACGTCCACCTCGTTGCCCACATGCGAAAGGGCAGCGACGAGCGAGGGGGAAGCCCGGGGAAGTTCGACATCCGAGGTGCGGCGGAAATGACCGACCTCGCAGACAACGTGTTAGTGGTCTACCGGAACAAGGCTAAGGAAGCCGCAGCCGAGAAGCGCCGGGCGATGGGCTTCCTGACGGACGCTGAGAAGACTTTGCTTGATGAGCCGGACAGTTTTCTCACCGTTGAGAAGAACAGGGAGCACGGACACGAGGCGAGATTCGGCTTGTGGTTCCACCACAACGCCATGCAGTTCCTTGGAACCGACGCCCCCTTCGCATTGAAGTGGGAGCAAGCCCCGCCCCCTTGGAGACGATTGGAGGTTGTTTCGTGAAGCCCCGCATTACGGATGTGGATGTCCGCAAACCGAGCTTGATTACGGCAGAAGAGATTGCGAGGGATGTAGAGAAATTCCTTGCGAAGGGCGGCCAAATCGAAACGCCTGAATTCAGGCGTGATCGGCTTCAAGTCACACCAGGGCGTGAAAACGCAACTAGGAGGCGCTGGCAGATTCACTCTGCGCCTCCGGACCTGAAAGAATTTCAACGCGGAGCGACGAAAAAATGAACGACAAGATTTTCGTGAACGGCATGGTCGTGAAGCGCAACGACAACGCGCCGGAATATGTGCTGGCCAACCTGTCCATCAAGCGCACCGACCTGATCGACTTCCTTCGCCAGCAGGACAGCGACTGGCTGAACGTGGCGCTGAAGCGCGCCAAAAGCGGGAAGTGTTACGCCGAGCTGGACACGTGGAAGCCGACGGAGAAGTTGGCTGACGTCGCGCGCGGGCCGGCAGCGCCTGACGACGAAATCCCGTTCTGAGCACGGACAAATGGCCGCGCCAGCACGCCATGGAAATCTCCAACCTGCCCACGCGGGAGATGCGTGCGGAAGCGTTGGCGCGAGTCCCCGAAGCATGGCGGGAGCTTGTCCAGGCGCACGTCGTCAACGCCTTTCGACTGCGGGCATTCCGTGAAGGCTATTTTCGTGAAGACAAACCAAGGGCTGGCTCCGGCGTCCGACGAAGCGCTCAAAGTGCTCGGGAGATATCAGTTCGGTGAGGAAGTGATCGTTGAACACAAGCGAGGCAGAAGCGCAAAGCAACATCGGTATGCGTTCAAATTCTTCGCCATGACGTTTGACCTTCAAGACGAGTACGACAGTCCGGATGTGTGGCGGAAGGTGCTTGAGATCAGCGCGGGGCACTTTGATCCGGTTGTGGACAAAAACGGGCGGACACACTTGTGGCCCCGATCAATTGCATGGGATGCCCTCGATCAAGACCAGTTCAATGAACTGTTCAACCACATCCAAGACGCGTTCCTTGCGAAATATTCCAACGGCATTTCTTGTGAGCAACTGGAGGCAGTGATGGGGGCAAGGCCATGAAACCTCCGAACATGTGTCCGCATTGCAACGAGACGTTCGCGAGCAACCTGTCCGCCGCTGAGCACCGGATAGGAAACCCGCGCCGCTGCATGACGCCCGATGAGCTGGTGAAAACGGGAATGAGAAAAGACCGACTGGGTGTGTGGAAGAGGCTCCGTCGATGAGTGAGGCTGGCATCAAGACGATGATCACCGACCCATCCGCGATCCCTGATCGGATCAAGATGGTCGAGCAGGACATTCGGGCGTTGATTGAGTTGGGGACGGTTCTTGTCACTGTGGAGTTAGTGCGCCGTGCTCAAGATCACGAGTGCTGACAAGTATTTCAGTCTCTGCATTCGTGAGCAGGCGAAGTTTACCTGCGAGCGCTGCGGGACGTTTGCCCCTCCGGAATTGAGCAAAAGGTTGGACTGCTCGCATTTCCACGGACGAGGGAAGTGGTCCGTCAGATTTGACCCGGACAACGCAACAGCGTTGTGCATGGGATGCCACCTTTACGTCACTGCACACCCCATCGAGCACATGGCGTTTATTCAGACAAAACTCGGCCCGTACCGGTTTCAAGCTTTGGCAGAAAAGGCTCAGGACACAACTCGAGGTCGACAAGCAAAGCGGGAAGTGAAAGAGATCGGCAAACACTATCGGCAACAACTTGAGGTTGTTCGTCAAGGACAGCCGTTGGAGGGGTTTCTGTGAGCACTACCGGAGTCGCTAAACGGCACTGGCCTAAATTGAAGCCGCCGCGTGAAAGCGACGCTCTCCCGCCGATCAAAACAGCGCTTCCGTTGGCAAGAGAGAAAACGGTCCGTGAGGCCTTGGCTGTTATCGAGGCCAACCTGCAATCCATGCCCTTTAACGATCCTGACAGGAAGCTCGAGCAGGCCCGTGCAGACACGCTGAGGCGCTTTTTGAGGTGATCACCCACCACGAGGCACATCTCTTGGTGGAAGAGTGGGCTGCGGGCGAGCTGGCGGAAGTCCGCAGGGTCTGGTTCCCGTCTGTGTCGCCCAGTTTCGAGGACTATCAGTCGGGATACCGATCGCTGGATTCGAGCAAAAGAGATTTAAGGCTTGAGGCGACGGGGTGGATCATGACGGTCCTCCAAGCAAACAAGCCCCTGTTTTACACCACGCTTCGGCGGCATTACGTGGACAGAAAGAAAATCGGCGGACGCGCCAGGCGGGCAGCCTTGGATGCGTTCTGTCGAGCCCATGCGGCATGGGAATTCACGACGCAACCACCGGCTGAAAAAAATCAGGCATGACGTGTTGCAATCTCACGTGGATGTGTTGACATATGCGGGACGCACTGCGTCCGAAGTTTGTACTCAAATTGGTCCGGTCCCCCCGGGCCTTTTTTTTGGGCGCGCAAAATGGACGTCGTGGAGCTCTTGAAAAGACACGAGGGGTTTTCCCGAACCCCCTACCGGTGCACTGCCGGAAAGGTGACCATCGGCTTTGGGCGAAACCTTGAATCTCAAGGCATCAGCGAGGCCGAGGCTGAATGGCTCTTAGAGCGTGACGTTGACCGCGCGATCGGCAGCCTGCGCACCGAGCCCTATTGGCTCGATCTGTCAGACGTCCGGCAGGCCGTGCTGATCGACATGGTGTTCAACCTCGGCTGGGCTGGGTTTGCCAAGTTCGCAAGATTGCGCATGGCTTTAGGCCGGCAGGACTGGGACGCTGCATCAAACGAGATGCGGTCCAGCTTGTGGTTCAAGCAGGTTGGCACTCGGTCGCAGCGGCTTTGCGTGATGATGCAGACAGGGCTCTGGCCTCAGCCCTGATGGCCCGCGACTACGACTTCGACGCGCTTCTCAGCGTCGCCGACACGGATTCGCAGCGCAAAAAGATCCAAGCCGTGCGCCAGTTCGGTGTGTCGCAAGGTGCGCGAGAGCTGAAGATCACCCGACGGGCCATGCAGATGGTGCTGCAGCGGCTTGTCCGGCTGGCTGCCAGACGCGGGCTTTCCGTCCAGCACGACATGACACATGCCGTGCCGGCGGAGTACGAAGTTCGGGGCGTTTCCACGCTGTACAACGCGGATGGCAAAGTCAGCCAGCAGTGGGTGAAGTCCCGGTTGCGGGATGACGACGCAGCGCGGGCGATGCGGGAAGCCATCGAGGAGATGGCAGCCGAATACCGTGGAACCGCTAAGCCGGTTAAGGCGCCGGCTCGCAGCGTATCCAATCTGTTGACGGTCATCCCGCTAGGTGACCCGCACATTGGGGCCTATGCCTGGGCGGAAGAAGCCGGCGAAGACTTTGACGTCAACATCGCCCGGCAGGACTTGCTTGCTGCAGCTGGCCGACTGGTTGACGTTGCGCCGCCGACCGAGCGGGCGCTCATCGTGAATCTGGGCGACTTCTTCCACGCCGACAGCCTGAGCCAGTTGACGAAAAGCGGCCATAAATTGGATGTGGACACCCGTTGGCCGCGAGTGCTGCGGCTTGGCTGCCACCTGATGGTGGACCTGATCACGCTGGCACTGCGCAAGCACGCCAAAGTGGAAGTGATCAACGCCATCGGCAACCATGACGACCACAGCTCGATCATGCTTTCGGCGTTTCTGGAAGCGTGGTTCCACGCTGAGCCACGGGTGCATGTCCACCCGACGACATCGAAATTCCACTATGTCGAGTTCGGCCGCTGCCTGATCGGCGTCACCCACGGCGACACAGTGAAGCACCTGGCGCTCGGGGAGCTGATGGCATCTGACCAGCCGGAAGCGTGGGGCAGAACGCTGCACCGCTACTGGTATACGGGACACATCCACCACACCAGCAAGACTGAGCTTCGCGGGGCGGTGGTTGAGTCGTTCCGCACGCTCGCCGCGAAAGACGCCTGGCACGCTTCGCAGGGCTACCGGTCCGGCCGCGACATGTACGCGATTGTTTTGGATGCAGAACATGGCGAAATCGAGCGGCACAGGTGCGACATCCGGCAAGTCCGCTGATCCGGTGAACCGGCCGGCGCATTACACCGCGCATCCATCCGGCATCGAGTGCATCCAGATCACCGAGCACATGAACTTCTGCCTCGGCAACGCCATGAAATACATCTGGCGGGCTGGGCTGAAGTCTGACGCCACCCAAGATCTGCAAAAAGCCGTCTGGTACATCGAGCGGGAGATCGCGCGACGTGGCGACACTCAAACCGATCAAAAGCCGCCGCAGCGCTGACGCTGAAGTCGTCAAGCTGCGGTGCAACTGCGGCGACCAGTCGTGGCACTTCCGCATCACCGTGATCGGCAATCAGGTCACAGCTGAATGCGGTGAATGCCTGGCTGATTGGGGACCGTTTTTTGTTTCACCCGTTTCACCTGTGAGGCCCGACGATGAGCCAAGCTGAACCGAAAAAGATCCGCAAGTCCCGCACGATTTGGGTGGCTGTTGCAACGGCTGCGGCGGGCGCTGCGTTGACGGTCGCGCCGGAAGCAATGCCTGTCGCAGCGACTGGTCCGGGTCTGATTCTGATTGCGGCGATTAACGCCGCGCTCCGCGTCCTGACGTCTCAGCCGGTCAAGTGATCGGTGGATACGGAATCCATTGTCGGCGGCCTGGTGATGGCCGTGCTGGTGTCAATTGTCACCGGCGCCATTGCCGGCAACGTGGCCAGTCAGAGGACCATCGCCGCTTTGATCGTTCACATTGATTACCTGCGGTCACACATCGACCGCCACGAAGAAACCATCTCCCGAGCTCATCGTCGCATCGACGACCTTGAAAAGCGCTGAGGAAACACTATGGCAGCCGCCACACTCTCTAATGTCGCCGTCGTCGCAACCAGCGACACCACCGCCACCCTGACGCTGGACTCCAACCAAGCCACGGGCACGGTGTACGCGGTTGTCACCACATCCGCCACCACGCCCTCGCATGCTCAGATTGTGGCAGGGCAGAACAACACGGGCGCGGCAGCTCTGTGGGCCGGATCAGCAGCGGGCGCGCTCTCAAACACCTTGAGCGCCACCATCCCCGGACTGTCCTCGCAGCTCTTTGCCCACTTCACGCAAGTCAACGGAGCGGCAGAGAACAGCACGCCGGTCACAAGCCCCGCATTCTTCCTCCACAACGTCGTGTGCGGGACTCTGACGACGAACGGGACGAGTGGGGTAGTCAACCTTGCACAACCGTTCTTCCGCGTCTCTGGGACGTTTGGAAGCGGCACAGCAACCGTCCAATACAAAGATCCACTGGGTAACTGGGTAGCTCTTTCCAGCGCGGCCTACACGACCGCCAGCCAGCTCCAAAGCACCTATCCCCGAGCACGGCAGTACCGAATCGTTCTGACGGGTTCGACGAGCCCAAGTTTGGCCTGGGAGATCTCCTGAGTGGCGAGACCTGATACCAACCGCCTTGCAAGGCGGGAGAACCTCCGGGCCATGCTCGAGGCTGGGGGGCACGTCCAGCATGTTCTTGATCTCTGCTCAAAAATTGAACAAAACCCGGACGGCCCGATCAACGCCCTGAAAGTCGTGATCGACACAAAGCTCAAGCTCATCAACAAGTTCCTGCCTGACATGAAGTCCGTTGAAGTGACCGGGCAGGACGGCGAGGAATTGGTACCGCGTGAGATTCGGATCAAGTTCATCGGTCGAAGCGACGTTCAGTGAGGCCTTTGAGCCTCTGTTCCATCCCGCAAGATACAAAGTGTTCTATGGCGGGAGGGGATCGGGGAAGAGTTGGGCGGTCGCGAGAGCGCTGCTGGTTCAGGCGGCCTCTCGGAAGCTCCGGATTCTGTGCACGCGAGAGTTTCAGTCGAGCATTCAGGAGTCTGTCCACAAGCTCCTGTCCGATCAGATCGCGGCACTGGGACTCTCCGCCCAGTATCAGATTTTGCAGAACACGATTCGCGGACTGAACGGCTCAGAGTTCATCTTTGAAGGGGTGCGGTCCAACGTCGACAAGATCAAGTCGATGGAAGGCATCGACATTTGTTGGGTGGAAGAAGCCGACAAGGTGAGGGAAGCCTCGTGGTCTGTCCTGATTCCGACGGTCCGAAAGGAAGGCTCGGAGATCTGGATCACGTTCAACCCGTTTCTGAAGACGGATTCAACGTGGCAGCGCTTCGTTGCCACACCACCCCCCAGCGCGGTGGTGAAGAAGGTGAGCCACCGGGACAACCCGTGGTTTCCTGAGGAGTTGCGGGCTGAGTTAGAGCACCTGAAGGAAGTGGATTACGACGAATACCGCCATGTGTGGGAGGGCGAGTTCAAGGCCTTCACAACGGGCGCGGTGTTCGGGACACAACTCAAGGCGGCAAGAGAAGAGGGCAGGATCAGGCCTCACCTTCCAATCCCTTCAAGCTGTGAAGTGCACACGACTTGGGATCTTGGAAAGTCAGACGCCACGGCCATCTGGTTCTTCTGCCAGGTGGGCCCTGAAAGACGGTTCATCGACTACCTCGAGGGCCGGCAGCTTGAGATCGGGGACTACGCCAAGCTCGTGAAGGGCAGGGGACACAACCTCGGCCGGCATTACATGCCCCACGATGTGGATCACGACATCTTGGGTTTCGGCAATCGGAACCGACGACGGATGTTTGAGGACGCAGGGATCAAGCCGATCACGGTCGTCCCTCGAATTCGGGCGATTCAGGAAGGCATTGAGATCGTCCGAAGCCAGTTCTCGACTTACTGGTTTGACTCAGAGCGCTGTGAGGAAGGCCTTGAGCGACTCCAGGCTTACCGGTACGAGATGTCCGACCGAACGCTCGACTTTCGCCCTGAGCCCCTCCATGACGCCTCTTCGCATGCTGCGGACGCCCTTCGCCAGCAAGCACAGGCCTTTCGGGCAGCAGACCCATGGCAAAAAGACAATCTCAGCGAGCGGCGGATCAAAGCCATCGACAAGTGGCGGTCCGGGCACGGCGACTCAGCGAGCTGGATGGTGTAAGCCGCTGGCGCACGCGAGACGGTCAGCGCGAATACGTGCTGATGTGGCACAACAAGTTTTGGATTTTTCAACACGGCTATGAAGCCTGAAAGGAGAGAGACATGGGCGACATTTCAAAAGACCCCAAGACGCGCAAATCGCGCACCATCTCGGCGGCGGCAACGCTGGAGCCGACGGACGCCGGCATCATCTACGTGGCCAACACGGCCAGCATGACGGTGACGCTGCCGCCCGCCTCCGCAGGGTTGGAGTTCACGTTCATGAAGACCACCAGCGCTGCAAATGCCGTCACCATCGACGGCTACAGCACGGAGCTCGTGAACGGCGCGGCCAACTACGCCAGCATTGACGCCCAGTACGACTGTGCGACCGTGGCCTCGAACGGCTCGGCGTGGTTCATCACGAGCGCGAAAATCGCGTGATGGATGAGCGCGAACTGGTCGCGTTGCTGGCGGGGAAGATTGACGCCTCCCTCAACGACGACGATGGCGAACTGAGCGCCACCCGCCAAAAGAACCTCGACTACTACCTCGGCGAACCCTACGGAAACGAGCGCGAAGGGTATTCGCAGTATCGTTCACGGGAAGTTCTGGAGACGGTTGAGTGGGTGCTGCCGGCGCTCCTGCGGGTGTTTGTCGCGGGCGACAGGGCGGTTCAGTTCGATCCGGTCGGGCCGAATGACGAAGCTCAAGCCGAGCAGGAGACCGAGGCCGTCCAGTTCGCGCTGGCGCGAGGCAATGACTATTTCTCGACTGTCTACACGTGGATCAAGTCCGCGCTTCTTGAGCCGGTCGCTTACATCAAGGTGTGGATGGATCGCGAGGTCAAGGTCACGGGCGAGGAGTATCGCGGCCTGACCGAGGCCGAGTTGTCGATCTTGGTGAATGACCCCGAGGTAGAAGTCACCGAGCAGGCGATCACGCCTACGGGCATCGACATCAACGTCAAGCGCACGTGCATCTACCCCAAGCTCCGCATCGAGCCGATCCCCGGAGAGGAGGCGTTGATTGACGCCTCGCACAACAAGCTCGCGCTGGATGATTGCGACTTTGTGTGTCACCGAACCAAGAAGACGTATTCATGGCTGGTAGGGGCAGGGTTCGACCGGGATCTCCTGGACGAGGTAAGCCCTGAAGGCGGGCGTGATTGGGCGGGCGAGAAGGTCAACCGTCTGTTTACGGAAGACGAGTCCTGGGCGAACTGGGAAGACGGGGATGGGGATGAAAGTCTCCGCACCTATTGGGTCCATGAGATCTCCGCCCTCGTGGATGTCGACGGAGACGGGATCGCCGAGCGCCGTCGGATTGTGATGATTGGCGACAAGATCTTTGAGAACGTCGAGCACGACTACGTTCCGCTGGTGTCCTTGTGCGCCATTCCAATGCCGCACCGGCACCCCGGTCTGGCCGAGGCCGATCTGGTCAGGGATCTGCAGCTCCTGAAGAGCACGCTGATCCGCCAACTCTTGGACAACGTGTACCGGGTGAACCGTCCTCGCTCGAGGGTAGGGATAAACGCCCTCACGGACGACGGGAAGACGCTCCAGAGCCTGCTGGACCCGATGGCGGAGTTCATCCCCTGCGAAGACCCCTCAGCCATCATCGACGAGCAGCGCACCTCGTTCGTCTCTGAGCTGCTTCCGGTGATTCAGTTCGTCACGGAGTCCCAGCAGACCCGGACGGGCATTGCGCCGAACCTGTCTCTGGACCCTGCCGTCCTTCAAAAGACGACGATGGGCGCGTTCCAAGGTGCGCTGGAGCAGGCCTCCCAGCGGGTAGAACTTCTCGCCCGCATCATGGCTGAGACGGGCTTCAAGTGGCTTGCATCGAAGGTTCACCGCCTCCTGAAAGAACACTCGCAGCGTCCTCAGATGATGAAAGTCAGAGGGCAGTGGATTGAAGTGAACCCCTCCGACTGGCGAGACCGGGAGAACGTCTCGGTCAATGTGGGATTGGGATTCAACGACCGCAGCAAGGAGCTGATGGCGACGCAACAACTGCTGGCCGCGCAGATGCAACTGATCCAGTTTGGCATTGTGAACCCGCAGAACCTTCTGCAGTCCGCCTCGGATCTGGTGACGGCATCCGGGAAGAAATCGCCCGAGCGGTATTTCTCGTCCCCTCCGCCGCCCGCACCTCCGCAGCCAGACCCCAACCTGCTTGTTGCTCAAGCACAGGCACAAGCGATGCAGACCGACGCGCAGTCGAAGGTCATGCGGGCGCAAGTGGAAGGCCAGAAGGCTCAGCTCGACATGCAAAGGGCGCAGTTCGAGGCTCAGTTGAGCGCTCGAGAGCAGGATCTCAAGCTCCGGGAAGCCGAGTTGAAGCTCCAGATCGCGCAACTCGAGGCCCAGATCAAGATCGCCGAGTCCCGTGCGAACGTGGAGAACACCATCGCCGACAGCGGGCTCAAAGAGGCGCAGCGAATCAAGACCCTTGCCGAGGCGAAGGAAAAACAACTGGATGCCGACGCGCTGGAAAGCGGCGTGATCGAACTGCTGGAGAACGCGAATGTCCCGGCTCCGATCAGCGCTTAAGGTTCCAAGCGAAGGCTCTCGACTCAGATCGGCGCTGGCGAAGTACCCCGACAAGGGAGCGGCTGTTCGGGCAATTGGCGAGAACTTCAAGGCCGACTTTGAGCAGCGCACCGCGCTTAGCATCCAGCACCTGTCCGCCTATTTCGATCAGGCGCTTTACAGCCTCTGGCCGCGTGTTCTGGAGATGATTCGGCAGGAAGTGACGGCGCAGATGCCCGTTATCCCGCCGCCGCAGATCTTGCAGCCGATTCAACAGATCACACAGGTCGTCTCTGCTCCCGTCAAAGCCGACGTGGAAATAGAAATTCAGGAATCTGAGCCTGAAGACGATTTGCTGCCCATGAGCGTCAAGCGTGACGCCTCAGGGCGCATCTCATCGGTCGTCAAGGGTGACATCCGGTACCGGGTCATCCGCAACGCCGATGGATTCATCACTCGCGTAGAGCCAGAGGTCAAAGCGTGATTGGCACGGTGAAAGGACATCCGCCGACTGTGGTGATCACAGAAAGCGATGAAGAGGTAAAGACCAACCCCGGCTCTGCTGAGCCTGAAATTGAGGAGGAGTAAGCATGGCCGCTAGCGCTTGGAGCGTGACGAACGCCATCAAAGAGAGGATGGGTAACGCCGAGATCAACTTTGACACTGACACGTTCAAGGTTGTCCTGCTGGCCTCAACGTCCAACATCGCCGACACGTCAGATGACGCCACGGCCGTAACAAACGAGCTGTCAACGGCGAACGGCTACACCGCCGGCGGGACGACCGTTACCCCGACGTGGACGCGCTCTACCGGAACCTGCACGTTCGACATCTCCGACCCCACGTGGACGGCCAGCGGTGGATCGATCGTGGCGCGTTTTGCAGCGATCTACGACACCACCCCCACCCCTGACCGCGTTGTGGCCTGGTGCACGCTGGACAGCACCCCTGCGGACGTGACAACGACCACGGGTAACACGCTTACCATTCAGATCAGTGCTTCGGGCGTGTTCTCGCTTGCGTAGAGACTAGCGCGTGCCCTCGATCACCAGCATCTTGCCCGACAAGTTCGACAGCGGAAAGTCTGTCACGCTGATCGGATCAGGGTTCGGCGCGGCGCAGGGAAGCGTCTCTATTGCGGGCCAAGCGCAGACGGTCACGAGCTGGTCCGACACCAGCATCACGTTCACCACCGTCCGGGGCTCGCAGTCGCTCGGCGCGTGTCGGGTGGATGTGGTGGGGGGTGGGGGTACGAGTTACACGCCCACGGTTATCGTCACCAACCAGACCGAGCTAAACACCGAGCTTGCCAAAAGCGCCGCTGCGCTAGAAGGTGCGGTGATTGGGGTGCAGTACAACGCGACGCCGTATGTCATCACGCGGGACGGAACGCCTAACCTCAAGGACAAGAACTTCGGGACCGGCGGATTGGTGATTTGCGGTTACGGCGAAACGAAACCGCGCTTTTCCGGCCTTGATTTCCAAGGCACGAAGAACCTGACACTGCATGGTATTGAGGTTTACAACGAGATCAACGGAAATCTTATTACGATCAGGTCGGGCGTTGAAAACTTCACGCTAAGTACCTGTGAAGTGCATTCAGACTATTACGATCCAATGGGAAGTTATGGAGCCTACGAGCCAAGCACCACGCAAGCAAAAGGAATTCGCACG